TTATGATAGTAAAGAAATTAGAATTGGTAAATTTCCAAGTAATTAAAGAGTTTAACGCAGATTTTGACGGTAACGTTTATTTCATTACCGGGGATAATGAGTTGGGAAAATCAACCGTATTAAAAGCAATTGGGGCTTTGTTGACCGGGAACCGTGACGCCGTATTGAAGAATGGAGAAAGCAAAGGTTTTGCAAAAATGATTGTCGGTGACGACGGCGAGGAATACGAGGTTGAATTGAAATTCACAAAAGCAAACCCACGTGGCACGTTATCAATTAAATCAAAGACAACCGGAATGAAAAGCGATAACGTTTCTATGTTGCAAAAGATTTTCGGTTATACTGATTTTGACGCCGTGGAATTTTCCCGTTGGTCGGAAACCGCCGAGGGACGCAGAAAGCAAATTGAGGTTGTAAAGTCTTTGTTGCCGGAAGAAGTAAGAACAAGGATTGCCGAAATTGATACAACCGTTGCCGGGCTTAAAACAGAACGTACCGGAGTGAACCGGGATTTGAAAACTTACAAATCCATATCAGACGCAGCCGGGCAGGGATTGACAACGCAGGATTTGAAAACGTATGCCAAACCAAAGGACATTACGGAACTGATGAAAGAACAGCAGGAAAACGCAAAGTTGGTTGAGAAAGCAAAGGGCGTGCGTTTACGTATGGAAGAAAGAAAGGGGAGATTGGCAGAGATTCCGGGACGTTTGGCAGCCGCCAAAGATTCATACAATAAAGCAATTGAGGCGGCAAAGAAAGCAATGGAAGAAGCCGAAAAGACGTATAAACAAACCGTTTCGGTCGTTGAAGAAGAAAAGAAAGATTATGAGGGAAAAATAGCAAGTGCCGAAAAATGGTTAACAGATTATGAGGCTTTGAACCCGAATAATTTCGATACAGAAAAACAATTGAAAGAAGCCGAGGAACACAACAAAAAGGCTGCAAAGGTTGCCGATTATCTTTCAAAGAAAAAACAAGCAGACGACAAAAAAGCAGAAGCGGAAAAGATGGATTCAGAAATTGCGGAATTATCCGCCGAGCGTGAAAAACTTATTTCGTCGGCGAAATTGCCGATTTCCGGACTTTCGTTTAGTGATGATGGGTTGGTATTGAATGACGTCCCATTTGTCGCCGGAAAGGTTTCAGATTCGCAAATAATGGAGGTTGCCGCAAAACTGATTATTGCAAGTAACCCAACGGTTAAGGTATTCAGAATTGCGAGGGGCGAAAGTTTGGGACAAAAGAGATTGCAGGCAATTTTGGATTTGGCAAAAAAAGAGGGATTCCAAGGTTTTATTGAAAGTGTTGTAAGGGGACAGCAGGATTTAATTATTGAGGAATATGAAGAAGCCGATAAATAAATGTAAATACAAATCATTCGTAAAGATACCCGGAGTTTCTGGGTATCTAATAAACAAAAAAGGAGAAATATTTTCCGAGTTTAAGGGAGAAGTTATGAAACCCGCTTTAAGGTCGGGTTATCATTTTGTAGTAATAATGACAGATACCGGGAAAAGAGTAAATAAAATGATTCATAGATTAATGGCAGAAACATTTTTACCAAATCCGGATAATTTACCCGAAATAGACCATATAGACGGCAATGCCTTAAATAACAATCTTGATAATTTAAGATGGGTAACAAGATTAGAAAATAATAATAATCCGATAACATTGTCAAAATTAAAATTATCAGCACGAGATATAAGCAAGCCAGTGTTACAGCTGAAAAATGGAGTTATTGTAAAAGAGTACAATAGTATTAATGAAGCAGCTAAAATAAACGGATTTTCCCCAATTGCAATATGTAAGGTATGCAAAGGAGAAAGAAAAAATCATAAAGGTTATATGTGGAGGTATAAAAATGAAAAGGCGTGAAATTTCAAGTAGTGGTAATATCGGTAATGATGGCAAATTACGAATGTATTTTGGAGAGTTGAACCAATTCTTTGCAATGCACAAAGGTAGCCGCATAATCGCCCGTTTTATTGTAGCGTCGCCCGGTTCGTCAGAGGCTTTGAAAGGTTATTATTTCAATTACGTTGTACCAACATTCAGAACCGGAATATGGGAGGCGGGCGAACGTCTGACAGATGAACAGACAGAACGCCGATTGCGTGAGTTGTCCCCGGTTATGTATGAGCAAATACCGAATATTGAAACCGGGGAATATGAAACCCGGTTGCGTAAAATACCGGAGTTGAGCAATGCGGAATTAATAGAACACATTGAGCATTTAAAGCAGATTGCCGCAGAAAATTATAATTTGTATATTGACGACCCAAGAAGCATTTAATATGAAGCATTATTCAGAATTAAGCCCGTTGGAAAAGAAAGCGAGAGAGGCAAGCGGGCGGCTTAAATGTACGGATTGCCCAATATATAAATTATGCAAGACAAGCGAAATGTTTATTGATGCGTGCGATTTTATTTATTTGTCCGCATTTAAAACCGGGTATAATACCCGTAAAAAAGAAACAAGAAGATTAAAAAAGAAAAAATAATATGTTTTGCAAGTGTAACCAACCCCGTAAATGTTACCCGTTGAAAGATTGGCGGGTTATCCGGTACCAATATACGCCGCACGGATATAGCCGGGTTAAATGTTTGAAATGCGGTTGCGTGTGGATTACACGGGCAAATTATGTTGAACAAACGCCCAATAAAGACGGGCAAAAAAGATTTTTTTAGTATGGAATTAAACGATAAATCCCCGATGCCGCAAGGCAAATTTAAAGGGCAACCGATGGAAAACGTACCGTATTGGCATTTGCTTTGGTTGGATGGAAAACCGTTTTGTAACCGGGACGTCCAAAAGTATATAGACGAAAACCGGGACGTTTTGGAGTTGGAGAAAAAGCGGGATAAATACCGCAATGAGAGCGAAAACAGTAATTAATGATTTAATATTTAAGGTTATGCAAAAATTTGATTTGAAAGATGTTTTGACGTTCGATTGTGAAACAACCGGGTTGCCCCCAAAGGGCGCAAAATGGGACGTTGATTTTGCGGAATTTCCAAATATTGTGCAATTGGCATGGGCGGTAAACGAAAAGGAACGTTCCTACATTATTAAGCCGGAGGGATGGGAAATACCGGAAGCGTCAACAGAAGTTCACGGAATTACAGCAGAGAGAGCAAACGCCGAGGGCGTCCCATTTGCTGACATTATAGACGAATTTTTGGAGGATTGCGAAAAAGCCCGTTTGTTGGTAGGACACAACATTTACTTTGATACGTCAATTGTAAAAGCAATGATATTGCGCATTATGGGTCGTGAATATTACGACGCAAAAGCGGAGGACGCATTGTTTAAGGGCAAACGAATTGATACGATGATGAAAACAATTAAATTTGTTGGCGCATTGTTTGCAGACGGACGTCCGGGCAAATATCCGAAATTGGAGGAACTTTACAACAAGTGTTTCCCCGGCGAAACATTCCCGGCGCATGATGCGTTGGAGGACGTGAAAGCCTGCAAACGTTGTATTCCGGTTTTGGTGGAAAATGGTATTATAGAACTGAAACCAAAAGAATATCCGGCGGAACAATTGAAGTTAAACCCGGAACCGGAACCCGCAAAGACCAAAAAGGTAAAAAGGGAAGTTTTAGTTCACGACCCGAAACCGAAATTGGCACCGGATGCAGAGCCGGAAAACAAGGTTGCAAAATTGTTAAATGAAACAGACTTTTAAATTATGAACGAAGAAAAAAAAATGTGCATTGATTGCGTGGATTATCCGGTATGTTGTTTGTCTGGTCGTTGTACTGATG